CTGGAAAAAGTTTGACACGTCCATCATTTTTTCCGCGCATTACATCATATTTTTTATCTTTTTTTTTACTCTTATTCCCTTCTTCAAAAAAATCAACATCTTCCTTTACGCTGGAAGTATCTTTACCATCTGGTCTTCCACCTTTATTGCGCTGAATAGCGTTATGAACTGCTCCACGATATTCTTTAGCACCACTTTCTACTTTTCCATCATCATCATAATCTTTACCTGCCTTTGCTGCAGCAGTTTGTTTACCACCTGTCCTTTCACCCTCATAAGGTTCTCCATATTCAGTCATTTCAACTGACTCAATATTTGGATTTGCTCGAAGATCACTAATTTTATCGCGGGTTGCATAACGAACATAAGAAGTTCCATTCTTATCAGTTACTCTAACTTTATATTTTCTATCTGATAAATTTTTAAGTTCTTGAAGATATTCCTCACCAAGTGCAGATTCTTCTTTTTCTACACCTTGAACAAAGACTTTGAAGAGTGCATTTGCAACAGAACTTGATGCAAACTCTTCGATATTATAATCTTCCGCCATAGGTCTACCAAAAATTTTTGCTTTAACTAAATTTCTTTCTTGTCCATTCAAACTACTATTCTGCATATACTGAGAATATGCTTGTTTTACATCAATTCCTTCTCTTCTTGCACGGTAGCGGATATCATAAACTGCTTGACGAACCTTTTTCTCCATCTTTGCCTTCATATCTGTAGGTCCTGATCTTTCTGCAGCAGAAGATTCTGGTTTATTACCTCTAGAAGGAAGTTCTTCAAAAATTTTAGTAGTCATTGGAAGATTTAGTACTTACTTTTTTCTAAATCTATTTATGAAATTAATACCATATGCTTTTCCGCCTGATTGTAAATACTCACTATTAGTTCCAATAGCACCTGGAGTTTGCTCAGATGCATTTAAAAAATATCCAGTTGTTCCAATTAATGTATTTCTTTTTCCTGGCATTCTCATTTTTCTATCCATTCTAACTTCGGTATATTTCTTAGTTTCCATCATATCTTTAATCCACGATTTGAACATTATTCCACTTTCAGTAACACAAATTAGATAATTAGTTCCTCTACGAATAATACGCCCAACAAGACCTGTATTGAGATTTTCAACTAATTGCCCAATTTGGAAAATCTTTTCAGAAATATAATTCTCACGAAGAGAATTTGCATCAAATTTAGGAGCAATTTCCCAAATATCATATCCTTCTTGTCGAATTTCTTGAATTCCCATGGATTGACGAAGAACATCAAAAAGTTCCATTGCTTCTTTCCTAGAAACTTCGGGAGGAAGTCCAGCACGAAAAGTTTTAAAATCTCCTTCTGCAGATGCGAGTCTCATTCTTGATGCAGAAACTCCTTCTACTCCATCAGAATCAGGATCTCTATCTCCAGAAGAAATTACTTCAATATTATCAAATTGGTAGAGATTACCATTATAATTATTTGCTAGTTTATCAAATTCTTTAACTCTATCAGATCCACCAACAATTCTTACACTTGAATATCCATCATTATGTGCTTTTTTGAGGACATCGAAGATAGTTCTCATATTAACATCATTATAAATTCTCTCACTATGCTGAGGGAACATTTTTCTCATATAGTAAATTTTAGTATCAGCATCCAAAGGATTTTTCTTTGCATCCTGAGTTCTAGAAGGAACAATTATATAATCACTTTGATCTTGTTCTGCAGCAGCTGCTGCAGTATCCATCAATTGGAGATGACCTACTGTTGGTGGATTAAACCGACCAAAAGCAATTGTCAAAGTTCCCAGAGTTTTTTCAACTGGTGGTAAAGTAAATGGTTCTGGTGGCAATGGTTCTTGAACTTGTTGTTGATCTACAGGGACTTGCTCTTGTGGAATTGGTTCTTGCACCTGTTGTTGCGGAGCAGGTTGTGAATAAGATGTTTGTGATAAATTCTTTTCTTGTTCAGTTTGCTTAGGATCTTTTCCACCAATTACTTGGCGTTTATTGTAAAACTTCAATTGTCCCTGAAAAGTTTTGGCACTAAATTCTCCTGTTGCTCTATCATACCATCCACCATGCCCATCTGTGACAAGACCCATACGAGTTGCCTGTTGAACTGCTTTGCTGGTTGCTTCGGTTATAAATTTTGAAAAACTTTTCATTTCCTATTCCAACTTTCCTTAATCAAAATACTCATAATAATAAAATATACTTATATTTATCACTACCAGTTCTTTTGCATTGTGAAATTGGCATGAGAGAAAACTTCACGATTCACCAACTTAAACATACCGAACTCATTGGTCATCACATAACCCTCAGCATCAATTCTGTCCCCTCCAAGATAAGCAGCAGGGCCCAGATGCCGACATAGAAAAAGGCAATCTTCCTTGATTGACTTCACCAACTTCCACAAACGAATCAGATTGATGTCACAGTTACCTGCGATTGCCAATGCTTCATCATCAAGAACAGCACCAACTCGGATGAAGGTGTTAAACACTTTCTTCAGATGTGCAGCACCTTTGTTGTCAACGAAGGTTACTGTTTGTGCCATCTGACGAGCGAACTTTACAATCTCCTCAACATCAAAAAATGCTTCCTGATTATGTAGAATGTATGTTTCAGGTTTGACAAATTTCACCGTATCAGTATCATTCCAGATAGCACGATCAGGCATCGCCACAGCATCACGCAAATCAGATTCTGCGAAGTAGCAGGTATGTGGAGCGATGATAATTTTCTGATCAACTACCTCAGGAAACTGGTAAGTGATCGTATTGGGAGTGTAAGTGTCAGAACCACCAAAACCAATAAAATCACATTGATAGATAGACTCTGTGACAGGCAGATAATCAAAGCAAGCGTGAAGAATATCTGCAACCTGACCTTGGTGGTTTTGATCAATTTCTTCATGGGAATGATTGATTTTGATTTTAACTTTGTTGAAAACAGATTTGGTGCCAACGAAGAACTTACCGTTAGCAGGATTGGTGCCAAAGACAATAGCAGGAGCACCGTCAATCTTGACACTTAGGGCACCAGGATTGATGAACCAATCTAACACTGAAAGATCACCAGTGAGAATAGAATCTTCGGCGTGTTCGAGGTGGGTGTTTTTCATTTGATGTTTTGTAATCATATCAGTATGATAATCCACGATAGTGGATGTGCCATTACTCCTTGTGACAGTTTAAAAAGTGGAGATAAGGAGACTCGAACTCCTGACATCAGCCTTGCAAAGACCGCGCTCTACCAACTGAGCTATATCCCCAATAAAAGAATTAAATCACCTAATTGACATTAGATCAAATAATTCTGGATGAAGTTTTCCATACTTCCTCATAATTTCTCCTGCTTTTGCATTTGCTTCATTTTCTGAAGGACTGCCAGGATTCGATTTCATTACTTTACCCATAACAGATTGTTTATAATGAACAAACTCATGAGCAAGAGTTCTTAAAATGTCTATTGGATGGCGATTAATAATACTAATGTAAATAATTCCATCACTATTCATCATTCCAAATGCTCTATTTTTCTTTGAGAAATCAGCATCATCAATAATAATATAAGGAATATCAATAGTTAAACTTAATTCTCTTTTTAAAAAAACTATAAATCTTTTAAGAATTGCATTAAATTGAATTCTACTTATTGGTCTTCCCGTCCTTTTTCCAAGAATAGACATATTTTTTGAAATATTTATTCGTTACCTACGATGGCACCAATCTTTTCATCAAGATCTAAAATGACAGCACGAATATCAGAAATGCGAGGAGGAACAGAAACCTCATCATAGGTATAACCTTTTTGATTCTCAAAAAGAATTTGACGAACGGCAGCGGCACAACGCACATCCATTTTAATGGATACGGATTTAGTCATCAGATGTCTCCCTCCTCACGATTTTCACTATAATATACATCAAAGAACCCATCAGGATAACGCTTCATCAGTTTGTCAATATTAGTTTGAATCACTTCATCAAAAGAAACGTCCAGAGCAATACACGCCTGTGCAACATACCACATAGTATCACCAAGTTCTTTAATCAGGTGAGTACGGGTCTCATCATTCCAGGATTTACCTTGGAAGACCATTTTCTTTACAATCTCCAAGAACTCACCACCTTCAGCATTAATACCAACAGCGGCAGTCAGAAGACGTTCAATATTAGCACCTTTTTCATCCAACTGAACCATACGGTCAGAAAGAGCAAGGAAATCTTTGGATGCGTCAGAAGTTACGGCATCTACAAAGTTTTGATATTTATCAAAGTCAACTCGTTGTGTCATGAAAACTTAAATCCCTCAAATGA